ATGGGTATAAAGATCAGACTATACTTCTTAGTAATGTATTTAATACTGTTAAGTTTGCTCCAGTTTGGGATGGGTTAACTTTATCTGGAGTAAAGTTTGATGTTAAAATGCCCTTATGGCACAATAAGAGTGGAACAAAATGGTCTATAGGTGGAGGTTAATATGTTTCAATTATCTCAAAGAAGTCTAGGCAGAATGGATGGTATAAAGAATGAATTGCATTCTGTTGTCTGTACTGCCATTAAAGTTACAACCTGTGATTTTGGTGTTGTATGTGGAGTTCGTTCATTGGCTGAGCAAAAAGCTCTTTTAGAAAAGGGAGCAACACAGACCATGAAGTCGAAACATTTGGATGGTGCTGCCGTTGATCTTATGGCTTATGTTAATGGGCGTGGTTCATGGGAATTAAATTTATATGATGATATAGCTGATGCTATGAAGGAGTCAGCTATTCAACATGGAGTTGGTATACGATGGGGTGCAGCTTGGAATATACCTGATATTAGAGAATGGGAAGGGACAATGGAAGAAGCTATGAATCATTACATAGACGAAAGAAGATCCCAGAAAAGAAGGCCATTTATTGATGGCCCACATTTTGAATTAATCAAATATTAAAATGTGGTTAGCTATGTTATTGCTGTGTTCTGCTCCGTATTCGGAGTCATGCATAGTTTTAACTAGCGAGCAGTTACTTGAAAGCAAAGAGCAGTGCTTTCAGGTTTCTGCACAGAAAGCAAGAATGGCTTTAAGAGACCCTCAAGTGTATCAAGCCAAACCTTTCTGTCAGAAATTACCAAAAACAGGCAGGGAAATATAATGAATAAAGATACTGAAGCTTTAAGATTAGTTCAGGAATATGGTTCAGTAAGTGAAGCTTCAAGAGAAACTGGCATTCCTAACTCTACCTTACATGATAGATACCATCGAGCATTAGCTTCACATGAGGAAAAGAATTACTCTCTTCCTAGTGAACTAGACGATGACATTGATACTGAAGAGTTGGTTGATATGCTCCACAAAAGATTCAAAAAAAGAAAAGAACACAAAGAATCTAAAAAGTGGATGCACATTAAAATGAAGAACACTGAGCCTATCATGTTGGTATGGCTAGGTGATCCTCATATTGATGACAACTATTGTGATTGGGATACTCTTAAACAACATATAGATATTATACAATCAGATGATAACATCTATGGCTGTTCTCTTGGTGATCTTTCTAATAACTGGATTGGTCGGCTCTCTCGTTTGTATGCTAATCAAGATACCTCAGAGAATACAGCATGGAAGTTAGTAGAGTGGCTGATAGAAAAGATAGATCCTCTTATTTTAATTGGAGGCAACCATGATATGTGGTCTGGGGCAGGTGATCCTATTCGCTGGATGAAGAAAGATCATACTATCCATGAGGATTGGGAAGCTAGGATTAGTTTAGATTTCCCCAATGAAAGATCCTGTAAGATTCATGTTGCTCACGATATGCCAGGTCATTCCCAATGGAATGCTTTACATGGTCAGGTAAAGATGAGTAAGTTCAGAAGCAATGCTCATCTTTATATCTCCGGTCACAGACACAATTGGGCTTTGGCTTGTCTTGAACAGGTGGAGCAAGAGAATGTAGCTTGGCTAGCAAGAGCAAGGGGATTTAAATACTATGATGACTTCGCTATGGTTAAGGGATTTGAGCAACAAAAGTTTGGACAATCAATATGTCAAGTGATTGATCCTAATAATCAGAGTCCTCTTTCTTGGAATCAGTGCTTTGTTGATCCTGTTGAGGCTCAGGCTTATTTGAATTACCGTAAATCAATTCGGTAAGCAAAGCAGAATAGCCAGAGATATCTATTAAGGTATCAGCATTTGTTGGATCTTCTTTTGCTCTGGCTATTTTTAATAGCATCATCATATAGCATACATCGGCTACATCAAACTCTACCCCTTTATAGGCAGACCATGCTTTAGCTATATCTTTAAAGTTTCTTGTTGGCCTTCCATACATTGTTTCTCTTTTAGATAATGTATCTGAAACTTTATTTAAAAATTGCACTCGATTCATATTGGTTGCCTCTTTGTTTTTTATTTGTTTCGCTTTGTACCCCCCCTTGTTCTCTTACTTGTTGGGAGAGTGAGAACAAGGGGTGGTAGGGTATGCCAAGAAAGGAAACGAACCCTGTTAAAATTATAGCATACCCCTAACTGTTAGAGCGTGGGGTAGTGGGGAGACAGGGGACAACCACTACCCCACCTCAGTCCTTGGGAGATGTGAGGGAGAACCAAGGACAATTAGAATGGGATGACATCTTCAAGATCATCCATTATATTATTCTTATTGTCCATAGTCTCTTTGCTTGAATTAGATTTTTCTTGGTTGTTATTATCAGGATCTACTTTTCCTTCTGATACTTGCAAGCTTAGATATTTATTCCCATTCTTTTCCTTAACCCAAGCTGCAAGTCTAAGCTTGTCCTCTTGTGTCTGCCAGAAATGAGGATGACAATTCCCAGTAAAGTCTGGGGCATTCGCATTATCAGAATCGTTTTCAAATAAAGCTACGAGTTCAGTATACACTTTCATTATAACTTTACCTTTTTTTGTTTTTCCTTTAACAACAGCAACACTATGATCTAGGCCATTGATGTTTAGCTTCCCTTGAAGAACATACTTCTCTTCTGGGAAAGGTTTAAAGACTGCTCCACTGTTAGTGTTATCATATTCTTCTGACATTAAATGCTCCTTCTTTTTCCTGTTGATGTCCAATCTCCATCGTCTTCAGTGTTAGCATCTGGAGATAAATTTAACATGAGTTGCAATGTATATCTTCTCATGTAGGTAATTGAACCACCTGTTCCTTGTGGCCCTTTGTTCATATCTTTTAATATTATTTCACTATGTCTTTTTGTATTTGATTCGACATGAATAAGTTTTGCTACAAAGATATCTAATGGCATTGCTCCGCTAGTGTCTACTTTAGTTTCAAATGACATGAACACACCTTGTGCTGTTAGTGCATCACCTACGGCAGTCATGATATCTTGCATGGTATGATAGTTTCCATACTGTGCTTTGCCTGTTTGCTTTAGTGGTGTGAAATTATTCCTTGCTTTTTCTATAGCGGTATTGATGTCATCTTTTGATTCGTTCATTATTCTTCTCCCTTTTTTTCAATATCTGATAGATCAAATTTTACTGTAGCAAATCCTCCTGCAACAGACATAACTTGATATCCTATTTCACCTGGGCATTCTTCCAGATACGCAATTAACTTTTTAATATTTTCTAAATTATTCATTGTTCATCTCTCTTTGTTACAATGATTCTGATTGCACCACGTTTGTCCTTACGCAGTGATAGTGTATCGCAATACAATTCCCTTTCTTCTTCTGCGATTAAAGTTTTTAATTCCTTTTTAATTTCTTCATGCTTAATTCCCATTGGCATTGAATCGATATATGAATGAGCTAATGATGTGAAGTAATTGTCTTTGCTGCCATCTCTTTTTATTTTATTATTAATAAGAATTTTATCTGTGTCAGGCTCAGGTAAATCACAATGATCTTCATACCCAAGTTCTGGGCAAGTCTTTGTTGTTACATAAGACCAGAACCTAACGATCTCTGATTTTAAATACTCAATATATTTTTCATCCTTTCTTATGTGAGCACATTCAAATCTTGCATTGCCAAACTTGTTAGCGAAATAACAACTAGTCATACCTGATATCCAAAGATAGAATTGGATTTGGGGCATGTATCTGTCCAGTTGTTTTTCCATTGTGTTATACTGGTATGTTTCTTTGGCTTCGACTATTGACATTTGGTTTGCTACCCCTGCATCAATAGTTCCTTTGAGTGGAACGCCAAGCCAATTTGTTTTGTATTCTTTCTGATAGTAACAAAGGTCTACTTGGTATTGACGCTCAAATGTTTGAAGAATAAATGGTTCATTCCATATACCGGATTGTACTGCAAAATTATTTGATAGATCATCTGGTTTTTTCTTACCAGTTTTAATCTCCCATAGG